GGAAGAGTCTCAACCGTGCAATTATTGCACGGCAAGATTCTTTATCAGGGGTTTCGTCGAAAGTTTGGCTGTCATGGTATTTAGCCATCTCCCCCACGATTTCCGATATTTCCGAACACATTGAAACCTACAAACGTAGCGATCGTGTGTGGAGGGAATTTAAGAAATCTTCAAGGGAGATGTCCTCAACTGTGACTGAGGATGAATCAGGCTTCTACAATCAAGTTAATTTGTCGAACACTGTAAAGTGGTCATGCATAATTAACGGTAGATTACAGATTGATCAACTCAAAGAGAAGTTCAGTGCGTCACAGAACCAGACAGGTGCTTTATATGCGATCGTTCCTTTCAGCTTCATTGCCGATTGGATCATTGACATATCTACCTATCTGGAATCCGCGCACATTTTTCAGGATCTCGATTATGACGCATGGAAAACGACAGCAACATCTCGTGATGAGGTGATAAAGTCTTTTAACATAGGTTATAATAATCAGCAGTTATCGACTGAGACTATACGTGCTAGGACTGACGTCCGCAACACTGTTATAATTAATCAGGCGACGATTGCTAGGGAGCCCATTTCGGAGCTTCCAGATATGCCACTTATTCCTTGGAAAAAGAAATTAGTGACAGAGACCCAAATAAATCGTTCTCTTACTGCAGCAGCACTTTTCAGGTTGCTGTCTTCTAAGAAGAATTAAATCCTTTACTCAATTGTTATAGAACAATCATAGGAAATCCTTATGAGTACTTTTACCAACCTGTCAATTCTTGACAGTGTCCCAACTGCTCGTCTTTTCGCTGTTTCCAACATCGATTATACGACAGGAGTTGCTGCTTGGACTTACGCGGCCGGAGGTTCTTACGATGCATCGGTTTTATTATCGATGTCCGTTAAACCACCATCTGCAAAGTCCTCTAGAACTCGAATCCGTGCTCGTGTCTCTGTTCCAATTATGGATCCAGTGTTTACGACGAAGAAGATCGATGAGCTCATCGGTGAGGTTACCTTCTCTATACCCAAGACCTCTACGCTGTTACAGCGTAAAGATCTTCGGGCATTTGTTGGGAACCTTTTCGGTGCGACCATTCTGCAAGTAGCGATAGATTCCAATGAAGGAATCTACTAAAGTCATTTTTGACCTTATTTTTGGGTCTAAATGTCCTTGTTGCTTGCTGGTAGTTTTACTACTACTTCTTCAAAACCTTGATGTTAAGGAGATTATTCTCCATTTCATCTAATAGTTTCTTAACACTCTTTAGAGGCACTTTATTATGGATAATCATAAGATATCCAAAAATGTAGAGCACGATTTTGTTCTCAACTATCTCGTATCTCTTGACTGCAGCAAATCTTTAGCTGTAGCCATTCTTTATAGACATAAGGAGTTCTCCCAAATTGTAAATTTGGAGTTTAAACCTACCGACTATAATGATTTTGAGACTGCGAGGGACTCGTTACTTTCTGTGGAATTTCTTCGAAAACACGCTGACTTAGAGACCGGAATTGATCTCGATTCGGCGTGTTTAGATAAGTTTTTCCAAAGTGAAGTATCTTGTAAAGAAACTAATTCTCTTTTCTTTGGTGTAGATTTTCTACCCAACTATCACGTCCTGGTGGACGCGCGTAGAAGAATAGAAAAGATATTAGGTTCTTTTTGCCCTCACGAGTTTGTTGATAGTAGCGGCTGGGGACCTGGCTCTACTCTTCAAGTTAAGAGAAGAGAAGCCACGTTTGCTAATAAATTCAAGTGTAAACTTGAACTTACTCTGGCATCTTATAACTTCGTAAAAACCTGGTTCGCTACCCAATTTCCCAATTGGGCACCGGATTTCAGTATATACGAAGGTAATAAGATTATTACAGTCCCGAAAAACGCAAAAACGAATAGAGTTATAGCTGTTGAACCATCTGGGAATTTATTTTTCCAGCGTGGTGTAGGCGCTATGATTCGAAAACGTTTAAAACGTTATAATGTTGATTTAAACGACCAGACCCGTAACCAAAGACTTGCTGAATAAGCAAGCCTAGGGAACGAGCTAGCAACAGTAGATTTCTCTGCTGCTAGCGATACCATTAGTTGGTGGTTAGTAGAATTTCTACTACCTAAACAGTGGTTTGAGGTCATGTGCGCTTTAAGATGCCAACGTGGACTACTCAGTGATAAGTTAGTCGAGTACGAGAAGTTCTCCTCAATGGGGAACGGCTTTACTTTCGAACTAGAATCACTGATATTTTATTCTTTAGCAAAGTCGCTAGTTCCTAGCGATCATGAGCTCTCGCCATATATATCCATATATGGTGACGATCTCATTTGCCCCAGCGAGTTTATAGACAACCTAACTGAGTTGTTTACTACTTGCGGGTTTTCCCTCAACAGATTGAAGTCGTTTCACACGGGTTATTACCGTGAGAGTTGCGGCCATCATTACTGGGATGGAAAAAGAATATGTCCTACTTACATCCGCTCTTCTATGCAGTCTACAGACTCACTGATAAAAGTTCATAATCAGACCACACGCACTCATGCGTGTAATTTTGGTTATGAGTTCGAAGGATATGGTTTAACCAATCCTATCAGGATACTGAGAAACATTCTTCAAAGACAGCAGGTTCCAATGGTACCTCCCCACTTTGGGGATCAGGGTATCATAGTTCCTTTCGATGTTGCTCTTCCATCTGTTAACCGTAAAATCGGTTATGGATGGAGGATTGGCATACGTCTTTCTAGGAAGTCTATTAGTATAGAAGATGATAAAGCTTTTCTCCTTGAAAAACTTTATGGATTGCATCTCGGGAGAGATGCCGTTGGCTCGTTTTCAGACTCGATACCTATTGGTAATGAGAGAAAACGTCCTACCAACAGGGTCCACGTCAAAAATACGTGGTCCCCGGACTGGCCTTGTTTAGTGTCATATTTTTATAGACACTAGACACAGAGC